AATCAAGAAAAATTTAAAGGCGCGTGGTGAATTCTTCAGAAATGCTTGAAAAAGCTAAAAGCCTTTTAAACCTAAGATTCGACAGAGAGTTGGCGGATATGCTCGGAATGAGTGCTGCGGCTTTGTCAGAAAGGCGAAGGAAGAATTCAATACCAGTTGAAGCAATCAAAAAAATATTACTTGAAAAATCAATTGATACTTCCTTTTTGGACTCTGAGGCTGGGAGTAAAGAAATGAAGCAGGATTCATCGATTACTATGAATCAAGAAAGCATACGCTTAAAAGACGAAGTCATCTCCATTCAAAAGAAATATATTGAGCGGCTGGAAAAAACGATTGAACGCTTAGAGGAAGACAAAAAAAAACGGAATCAGACAAACGTACCGCAATGGTACAACCAACCGGACATTTGGCAACCAAGCCCAATGTAGGCTCTGAAGACTTGTAAAATCCTGCCACACTATATTTTTTTACATATTGCTACAGAAAAGTTACCCCCCCCCAACTAAGTGACAGGATTTGAGCCACAAGAATGAGATTGTCCCAGACAAACGCCAGCAAGCCTTTGTTGGTCAGCTTTGGATAGGACGCAAACGCTATAGAAGAGTCCTGGCCCGATTCGCAGAAGTGGAGGACTTATCAGAAGAGCAACTGAATTCTTTGCTTGTCGAAAGGTTGCTGCAACTCAAGAAAAAGCTGAGTCGAGAAGTCGAACGAGCAACTGACGAACAAGGTTTGTTCTTTTCAGAACTGTTGGATTTGTTCTTGGCGCATGTTCAAGCGAATCGTGATGAGCGAACGGTTGGCAAGTATCGGCAGCAATTGCTTCGCTACCAAAAAGTAGTTGGTAATTATCGCATTCGGCTTCATACCTCACAACTGACAGACAAGTTCGTTCTGTCTTTAAGAAAAGCTGGACTGAATGACCATAGCTGCAACAGTTATCTCAGAGCAGTTCGCGCGATTCTTAACTGGTCTTGGGAGCAGGGCTTCCTTCCGGCTGCAATCAAAGTCAAAAGCGTTCGCTCGTCCAAACCTCTGCCTGCTGTCTTCTCTCAGCAACAACTCGAAGATTTGCGCCAGCATTTAGAACAAGGCTGGCAGCAAACTAGACGAAGACGGTTCTTGGTTCTGCTTCGGGCTTGGTGGTTTTTGCGCTATACCGGCATGAGAGGTGGTGAGCTTCTGGCGCTGAAATGGGATAATGTCTACCCAGACCGAATTGAACTGCGCTCAACGCGAGATTGGAAAGTCAAAGGCAGGAAAGACGCAATCGTCCCAATCGCTGAAGATTTAAAAGAATTTATTCAGGCGCAGAATATTCAAGGCGAGCGTTATGTGCTGGACAACGGCAGAGGTAAACCTCTTTATAGTTCGCTTGGGGATTTGACGAAGAGTATGCGAAAGGCTTTGCAGAAGGTAGGCATTGAAAACGCAAAACCGCTGCACTCGTTTAGAAGTACAGTTGCGACTGAGTTGCTTTCCGGTGAGTCTTCAAATCCGGTGCATGTTCAAATGCTGCTTCGTCACGAATCAATTCAAACAACCATGAGTTACCTGAATTCAGACCATTTGCAGCAAGTCGATCTCGTCAATAAACTAGGAAACACTGGCGGAAACACTGGCAAGAAAAAATTGAAAGAATCCAGCAAGCCTAGCATTCATCTAGCCTATAGCCGAAAAAGCTAAGGTGACTGTTAATCATTGGGTCGCTGGTTCGAGTCCAGCTTGGGGAGCCACTTTCAGAGGATTTCCCGCACTTCCGTTAAGTGGCGATTCTGACTATCCGCCAGTGATTGCCTCTTTCGGCTTCTTTGCCTTCCTGATTTTTTTATACAATAAAACGCCAGGAACAGCCGCGCCCATTCCGGTAGCAGCTAAAATCAATTCTAGTCCGCCAGAATCAACCGCTTGGTTGAAAATCTCCAAAAATCCTTCCATTTAATAACTCCATATCATTAAACCGTCTTCTCTATCGTCTACATGCAGAAATCTTTGACTGCCTGTGAAACTGAATCCATAGCCACCGAACAAGCCCATTTGAATTCCAATTTCTAGCAACCTTGCGCCATCCGCATTCCAGCAAGCAATGTCCACGGCTCTTCCAAGACTATGATAACCCGTGCTTTTGGGTTTCCCGTCTTTCCATTTTGCTTTTTCAACTGGGTGATCTACTGAGCGATAGGCTGACGTCAATCTAATGGGTTTGCCGTAGTGCTGCCGCAATGTTTCGAGCTTCGTCAAAAAAACTTCGGAAATGCAACATTCACCAGTGAATTTGCACTTCAACTCGTCGCGTGAAAAGTGTTCAGAATGGTCAACGTAAGCCATCAAGTTTCCTTTTCTGGATAATCAATACATTCTTGACTGTACATTTCACCGAACGCTTCTCTTTGAGGTAACGGCATTAGCTGAAGGTCTACATATCTATGGTTTTCTCGGTAATGGTCAATGACGCAAGAACACAACTGAATGGCGGATTGCATGGCTAAGTTTGAAGTCATACCTTGAAGCTGGTAAGTAGGAGCAAGTCGCAACGAACACTGATAAGTCCAACTGACTAGGTGCAAAGTCTTGTACTCAACAGGAAGAGCAAATGCTGACGTGGAAAACAGCAAAGCCAGACCTATGAGAATCGGTTTCATCTCCTTAATTCTCTATTGATAACGTCACCAAGATTATTGACAGCAATCGTCATATCTTTTATGGCAGCATTTGTTGCACTCATTATCGACATCAGCTCAGAGTTTGAAGTCTTCATGTATTGTCTTAACTCTTCATCATTCTTTGCGTCAGCCGCTAAATAAAGCTTTCGCTCTTCCATCATCATAGAGTCTTTCTTTTCTGCATCTGCTCGCAATTGCTGCTTTTCTTTGTCGTGCTGTTTCAAAATAAAAATAATTAGCCAAGCAAAGAAAATCAGAGCAGAAGCTGAAGTTCCAAGTTCTTGGACAACGTCAATTATTCCGGTCGCTTCTGCTGGCATTGCTCGGCCTATATTATGCGGTTTCTAGTGCTTCAATTCGTGCAGTTAAAGCGTCAATCTGGGACTGTTGGGATTCGATGAGTGCAATGGATTCTTGCAGTGCTGCTGTTAGAAGTGGAACTAATTTGGATTGGTCTATGCCCTGTGGATTGATGCTCCCATCTTCATTAACAGCATCTTTTTCACCACTTACTGCTTCTGGAACAATATCTTGTACTTCGTGAGCAATAAAACCATCAACAATATTTTCTGGGTCAGCTATAAAGTTGAATCTAGATGGATTGAGTTGTTTTACTCTGCTAATTCCATCCGTAATTTCTGTGATATTTTCTTTTAGACGGTAGTCCGAGGAGGTGTTGTACGATGTTGAAGTGTTATTTCCTAAAATGGTTCCTATAACTGAACCGTTATATACAAAATACTGGAAATATTGTGTGCCAGGATTTGTATGGTTTATATCAATAATTGCTTCAGCAATGGTTTGTTTAATATTTAATTTAGCATTCCTAGATACAGTCGTCCCCACCAACAGATTCCCACTTGCATCAACAACAAAAGGCGTACTGTCTGGATTAGCGGAATCTTCCACGACTAGCGCATTTCCGCTGCCTGTTTGTGTGATTCTTACTAAGTCACCAGAGTCTGAACCGGAAACCGTCAGTGCGCCTAGTGTTGCGGTTCCTCCGGTCACGCTCACATTGTCAGAGTCTTGAGTTGCGATTGAGCCAAGTCCTAGATTGCTTCTCGTAGTGCTATCGTCAGAAACATTAAGAGAACCTGTCACGCTGATATTACCGCCCGTGTTTAACTGTGCGCTTGTCGAAACCGTGCTGGCGGTTAGTGTCAGGCTTGAACCGTTGTAATTCTGAACTTCATTAACCTTAAGTAAACTCATTAGATAAGCTCGACGAATTCAAAGTTGTAATCATAAAGTTGTGAACCTGGGTAACTGTAGGCAATGCTGGCTGGCTCAAAGAAAGAACCGAATACTGCCGTGTTCGTTTGGTAGCCTAGAATCTGAGCAGCTACAGGTTGCATTCGTAAACCTGAAAAAACCTTCGTTGCGGTGGTTCTTTCGGATTCTAAAATTTGAACTGAACCGCTAAATCTTCTGCGAATCTCACCCAATCGGTAAACCAGTCCACTGTCTCGCTCTTGCCTGATTCCAAGGCTGTCGCGGCTTATCGACATTCCAACATTTGGATTGTAGGTTTCCAGCACTTTTCCAGCTCGTATGGTGTTGACAATCAGCGGCAATTTCATAGAAGAAACCGTGAAGTTCGAGCCACCATTTCCGGTTAGTTGTAAGTCTTCACCTCCGGTGCCGTCACCAGTGATTCGGTTAATTTGCTCGGTAAAAATCCCATCAGAAACGAAGGTTCCAAGTTTTATCTGTGGGTAGTCTTCTAAATAAATATTTGAGCTGCTCGCTTGCAATCTGCCGAGTTGTCCACTGCTTGCCGTAACCCAACCGTCCAGCGTTCCTTTAACGTCCGTTGAATTGGTTAAGGCAATCTCAACCGTGTTGGTACTGGCTGGACAAGCGACAAAAACCGAATCATTCCAATGGGTTTTCTCGTTGAGTAGATACTGCTCGCTGAGTGTGTAGGTGTTCGAGTAAGTCTCTGTTGATAAAGTGCTTGCGCCTGAATCCTTAAATGTGACTGTTACCGATTCTGCTAAGTAAGAGAAAAAAATGGCTTCTGCACCTAGGCAAGTCACCGTGATTGTTGCGGTTGCGGCGTCTGAAATGTAAGCCTGCTTTGGAAAATTATTCTCAACTTTGGCAATAGCATAATCACTCGCTAACTGAGTCGCTGAACTGGTAACGCTAGTGATTAGATTGGTGTAAATAATTTTCATTCTTTCCGTACAAAGTCGATTTCGGTTGGTCCGCTGATGGTTGTCTCTTCAGAATCAAAGCTATAAATGATTGAAGTAATCGTGATTGTGGCTTTTATACTTTGCTTTTCGTCAATGCAGATGATTCGGTAGCCGAGCAGCCAGGTGTCCTTGATACCAAAAACGCGAGCCGTGCAGATAGGCGCTGATTCGCTCTGCAAAATGGCTCTTAGATATTCAATTACCTTTTCTTCAATTGTCGATAAAGCGTCATATTGCTGTTCTTCCCCATAGCCCAAGTTCGGCACTTCAACGTATTTGGTTTCCTGCGCGAGTGTGACTGAGTCTGGGTAAGGTGTGTTGTGTTCATACTCGCTGAAAACCTTTTTGATTGGGAAGGCTGGCGCTAGTGTCAATCCCAATAGTTCTGGCGTTCTCACCGTTGCGGCTGCCACTCCGGTTTG